CAGGTGTAACAATACCTGCAGGTAAATCAGTAATGGTTTATTCTGATGGAACAAATGTTGTTGATGTATTTTTCTTAAAAGATATTGTTGAAGATACTACACCTCAATTAGGTGGTAACTTAGATGCAAACGGAAACAATATTTTAATTGATAATGGAAACTTCATTGGAGATGAAAACGGTTTAGAGCAAATTAAATTTGCAACTACTGCTTCTGCTGTAAACGAAATGACTGCAACTAATGCAGCTACAGGAAATGCTCCTGAGTTATCAGCAACAGGAGACGACACAAATATCGATTTAAATTTAACACCAAAAGGTATTGGTAGAGTAACATTTAACGGTGCAGGTAAAATTCAACAACTAGCTGAAAAAGTAACTAACTCAGCTACTGCAGCTACAGGAACTGTAAACTACGATGTTACTACTCAAGCAGTTTTAAACTATACTACAGATGCTTCAGGAAACTGGACATTAAATATCAGAGGTGATGGTTCTAATTCATTAGATTCAATTATGGATACTGGAGAATCAATTACAGTAGCCCACATTGTAAAACAAGGTGGAACTGCATACTACAATTCAGCTGTAGAAGTTGATGGTAGTTCAGTTACTCCAGAATGGCAAGGTGGTTCAGCACCAACAGAAGGAAACACTAACTCTCTTGATATTTATACATATACTGTTATAAAGACAGGTGCAGCAACATTTACAGTGTTGGCGGCATTAACACAGTTTGCATAATAGGAGGATTATAGAAAGATGCCAATTTTAGGTTCACGAGGAGGTGGAGCAGTAAAAGGTTTTGGATTAACATCTGGAGGCTTCGGTGCCCCAGTATCTATGGATTTCTTAGTTATTGGTGGAGGTGGAAATGGTGGTTCAAAAGGCGGAACTGCGGCTGGTGGAGCAGGAGCAGGAGGATATAGAAATTCTTACGCTTCAGAAAACTCAGGAAGAAATTCTCCAACTGAATCAAATATCGAACCTAGAAAAGGTGAAACTTTAACAATTACTGTTGGAGCAGGAGGTACAACTAGCTATCCTACTCAAACATCAGATGATGGTGGTCAAGATTCAAGTATCGTAGGTCAAACAGGAGTAAATATTACTTCACTAGGTGGAGGTAGAGGATACGGAACTTTATATCTTTCACCAGGTGCAAACACTCAAGCTACAAGTGGTGGATCAGGAGGGGGAGCTTATTCGGCACCTCAAGGAGGTTCAACTGGAGCTGGAGCAGGAACATCTGGACAAGGTTATGATGGTGGTAACCAACCAAGATCAAACCCTCTTTACTATTCAAATGGTGGTGGCGGAGGAGCTGGAGGCCCTGTTACTGTAGGAAGTTACCCTTCTCCAGGAGGTGCAGGTTTAAATTCTTCAATCACAGGATCGGCTGTAGCACGAGGCGGCGGAGGTGGTGGAGGAAAATATAAAGCTCCATCTAATCCAAATAACGAAGGATCTGGAGGCGGCGGAAATGGCGGCCACGGAAATCCACCTCAAGGTATAACTCAAGCCAATTCTGGAGTTGCAAACACTGGAGGTGGTGGAGGAGGATCAGGGGGAGGAGACCCAGGACCTTTTGATACTGCTAGATGGCAAGGAGGCCAAGGTGGTTCTGGAGTAGTAATTTTAAGATTGCCAACAGCAGATTATTCAGGACTAACAACTGGAAGTCCAACTGTAACTACAGATGGATCAGATACAGTTTTACAATTTACAGGATCAGGAACATATAAGGTATAATTATGGCTCATTTTGCACTTTTAGATCAAGAAAAAAATGTAATGAAAGTTATTGTTATTAATAATGCAGTTATTACTGACGATAATGGAGTTGAACAAGAAGCTTTAGGCGTAGAGTTTTGTAGAAAATTATATAATTTACCCAACTCTGATTTTAAACAAACTTCTTATAACACGAGAGCTGGAGTGTATTATACTCCAAGTAACGATGGTACTACGCCACCTTCTGTAGATCCAGATCAATCAAAAGCTTTTAGAAAAAATTTTGCAACTGTAGGAATGAAATATGATGAAGCAAGAGATGCTTTTGTTGCAAGACAACCTTTAGATTTTCCTTCTCACGTATTTAATGAATTTGGCGGTTATTGGGAACCTCCTGTAGAATTTCCAAATGTTGTAGAAGTAGATAATAAAATATTAGATATTTTTTGGGATGAATCAAATATTAGATGGCAAGCAAAATTTGTTTCTGATGATAAAAGCAATGAACAAGCTTTTTCACATTATTGGAATCCAGATAACTCTTCTTGGGTTCAAATATAACAATCATTGACTTTATAAAATAATAAAAGTATATATCTTGAAAAAGATATAGTTTATGAATGCCTTAGATTTTATAAGAGTTTACAACTGTGTACCTAAAAATATTTGTAATAACTTAATAAAAAATTTTAAAAAATCAAAGTTTCAATACCATCAATGGCAAGATAAAACTGGCAAACCTATTGGATCACGAAAAAATTTAAAAGAAGAATTAAAAAATTATTGGTTAAATCAAGAAGAGATTAATATTCTACTTCCTTTTGTTGCAGAAGCAACTTCTCAATATCGTCACGATGTACGTTCAATTTATCCTTTTTTAAATTTAATAAAAACTTATAAAGAACCTTCTCAACTTATTTATAAATTAAGTAAATTTAGAGTAAATAAATATAATAAAAATACAAATATGGCTGTTCACGTAGATCATATTTATGATCTTTTTGATGGTAAAGAAAAAGGAATTCCTGTTTTAAGTATTGTAGGTTTGTTAAATGATAATTTTAAAGGAGGAGAATTTGAAATATGCAATCAAAAACTTTTATTAAAACAAGGAGACGTTCTTATATTTCCCTCTAATTTTATGTATCCACATCAAGTTAAAACAATTACTAAAGGAATAAGATATTCTTTTGTAAGTTGGGGATATTAATATGAAAATTAAATTTAACCAAGCAGCAGAAGTTCAAAGACTATTTCCAACTCCCTTATATAAAACAGTATTAGGAAGAGAACTTTTAAATAAAGAAAACAAAGTTGCAGAAAAATATTTAAAAAATGTAGAACAAAATTCTGGATTAAATTACAACACTAAAAATAATTATGTTCTTAAAGACAAATCATTTAATGAATTAAATAAATTTATACAGTTTCATTTAGAAAAATTTTTTTATAAAGTTTTTCACGCTGATGAAAAAAATAAAATTTACATAACACAATCTTGGTTAAATATTACAACTAAAGACCAAGCTCATCATCAACACGAACATCCAAACAGTTTTATATCTGGAGTTTTTTATTTTTCAGCAAATGAAAATGATTCAATTAAATTTAGTAACCCTATTAAATATAATCAAATTCAACCTACTATTTTAAAAAGAACAGAAGACAATTCTGGATCTTGGGTTATGCCTGTCACAAAAGGTTTATTAATAATGTTCCCTTCAAGATTAGAGCATTCAGTTTTACTTAAAAAAAATGACAACCAAAGAATAAGTTTAGCCTTTAATACTTTTCTTAAAGGTAAATTAGGAGAAAACAAAAGTTTAAACGAACTTATTTTATAATGATTTTTTTATGTAGAGATAATTTTATTACAAAAAATGATTGTAATAAATTAATTAAATTTTTTTCTAAAAATAATAAGAAACACAAAAAACATTTAACAAAAGATAAAATTTTTAATAAAGTTATAGACTTAACTAATGAAAAATATTTTATTAATAATTTTAGTAAAATTTTAAAAGATTCAAACTACATCTCTAAATTATTAAACAATTCAACATTTGAGTATACTCATTTAGTTAAATGGCCTATTAACAGTTATCAACCTCTACATAAAGATACTGCTTATCAACATACTACATTGGCATCTATCTTATATCTTAATGATGATTATGATGGTGGAGAAACATATTTTGAAGATGGGTCTTATTTTAAACCTAAAGAAGGTAGAATTATATTTTTTGATGGTCAATATTATAAACACGGAGTTAAAGAAGTTTTAAAAAATCCTAGATACACTATAGCAACTTGGTATAAAAAAATTGAAAACAATAGTTAAAAAAAATTTTCTTGGAGTTGAGTTAAATAATTTTTTATCGTCTTATTTAACATATATAAATTACATAGTTCAACAAAGCACACAAGATAATAAATCAGATTTTTTACAGGGGCAAGTGCCTTTTGATCCTTTAATGGATTTTATATTTTTAAAAATACAAAAAATCTTAAAAAGAAAATTAAAACTTTTACGATTATACAGTAATTTACAATACTCTTGTATGCCAAGTGATTTTCATATTGACGATGGAGATATTACTTGTTTATATATGGTTACTGGTGACGGTGATTTTGAAATTAAAAATAAAGAAATAATTAAATTTGAAAAAGATAAACTTATATTATTTAATGCAAAAGAACCACATAAAGGAAATGCACCAAGAAATAATAAAAGAATAACTTTAGCTTTTAAAACAGAACTTATATGAAAAAATATTTTTATTTTACAGGTTTACCTAGAGCAGGTAATACTTTGTTGTCAGCAATATTAAATGAAAATCCAGATGTTTACGCAACTGGTCATTCTTTTTTACCTGATTTACTATTTTCTATGAAAAACGCAGAAAGAAGTTCTATGCGTTTTAAAAACTATCCTTGTCCAACTAATTTAAAAAATGTTTATAAAAACATAATTCCTAATTATTATAGTCACCATAACTTTAAATATATAGTAGAAAGAGGGGACTGGATTACACCTTATAATATAAATGTTCTTGAAAAAATTTCTCCTAATGAAATTAAAATAGTTATATTAATAAGAGACATACTAGAAGTTATAAAATCTTATTTGAAATTATGTCAAAATAACCCTAATTATTTTTATAATCAAATTTACAAATCTTTAGATCATACTACTTTATTCACTAATGAAATTGAAACTAAAGCTGATTTAATAATGGCTAAAGGAGATTATATAGATACAATGTTATATTCAATACATCAATTAAAAAAGAATAACTTAAGTAAAAATTTTTTATTCATTGACTATAATGATTTAATTGAAAAACCAAAAATAACCATAAATAAAATTTATGATTATTATGAAATAGAACCATTTAAACATTCATTTAAAAATTTTGAAAAATCACCTTTTTATGATGATTCTGTTTTAGGTGCACCTATGCATAAAATTAGAAAAGATAAAATTCAAAAAGAAGTAAATAAAATTAAATTACCAGAAAACGTAATTAATAAATATAAACATTTAAATAAAATTTTATATGAATAAAAGACCTATATACTGGATAGTTCCTAATGTTATTTCAAAAAAAGAAATATTAAATATTAATAAAATTATTAATAAAAAAGGTGTTCTAGAAAAAGAAGAAAAGCAAGCTAAACTTGAAGGTAAAAAAATTAAATACACACAATCTAAAACAATTGAATACTTTCATTTAAAAAAAAATTTAAATAAAATAACGGAACTTTGTTATTTAATTAATAATGAAAGATACGGTTTTGATGTAAATAAAATTAATTTTTATGATTGCGTATTATCTAATAATTATAAAATAAATGATTTTTATGGTTGGCATACTGATATAGCTAATGATAGTCGTTTTGAAGATTTAAAACTAACTGCCTTATTAAATATATCAACAAAACCATATGAAGGTGGTAATTTAGAAATTTTTCATCATACTGTAAATACAGTCGAAAATTTTAATAGTGGGGACTTAATTGTTTTTCAATCATTATATAATCATAGAGTTACTCCTATATTAAAAGGAGAAAGAATGACATTAACAATATTTTTGAAAGGACCTTTACTTAGATGATTCTTCCGTTTTTAATTCCTTTTCAAGATAAGGTAAATAACTTTTGTTATATGGAAAAAGTTTTTTCTAAAGAAGAATGTGATTTTATTATTAAAATTGGTAATTCATATAAACCTAAAGAATCTTTTATAGGAACAAAAAATTCTAAAATTACAAAAGACTATAATCAAAGAAGTAGTAAAACTGCCTGGATGCCTTTTAATGAAGAGAATAAATGGATATTTTCTAGAATTGCAGAAACAGCTTTAGAATTAAATGAAAAATATTTTAATTTTGATATTAGAGGTTTTTCAGAACCCATTCAATTTACTCATTATCATCATAAAAAAAGAGGTCATTATGATAGTCATTTAGATTCATCAAAAAATTCAATTGTTAGAAAGTTGTCTATCAGTGTACAACTTTCATTACCAAATTATAAAGGTGGTGATTTAAAAATTATAACAGGATCACACAAGGGTGATAAATTTAAAATGATAAAAGAACAAGGAACTCTAATAATGTTTCCAAGTTATATTTTACATAAAGTAACACCAGTTACTAAAGGAGAAAGATATTCTTTAGTAAGTTGGCTAACAGGACCTAGTTTAAAATGAACATATTAATATTCGGATTACCTGGATCAGGTAAAAGTACGTTTGCAAAGAAGTTAATAGGTGATAAAAAAATTGCTTACTTTAATGCAGATGAAGTTAGAAAGATGTTTAATGATTGGGACTTTACTGAAGCAGGTAGAATCAGACAAGCACAAAGAATGATAGGATTAACAGCATATGCAAAAGGACATTGTGTTGTTGATTTTGTTTGTCCTTATGATGATTGGCGAGATGATTACGACATTAAGATTTGGATGAATACAATTAATCAAGGAAGATTTGAAGACACTAACAAAATTTTTGAAAAACCAACTAAGATTGATTATGAAATAAAAGACTATAACTATGAGGATATTATAAATAAAATTAATGAGCAAATTAATAAATTTTAATTACATTGGAAAAATAAAGTTAGATAATATAAAAAACATAGTTAATAAATTATCTAATAAAGAATGGAAAAGTTTTGATTTTAGACAAAAGACTTTTGAAGTTCACAGACATACGGAAACTATACCAATAATTTATAATGAAGATTTTAGAGAAACAGATTTGCATTATTGGCCTTGTTATAAAAAATTTAAAAGTTTTTTTAAAAAAATAGAAAATGATTTATCAAAATATTTTTCAAAAGGATATATTGTTAGAGCAATTTTAGTAAAATTAAAAGCAAGATCAAAAATAGATCCTCATATTGATTCCGGGCCTAGTTTAGAAAAATGTAAAAGAATTCATATTCCAATTGTAACTAATTCAGATACTTTTTTTACAGTTGGTGAAGAAGTAAAAAATTTAAAAGAAGGTGAAATGTGGCAAATAAACAACTCAGGTAAAACTCATTCTGTAGAAAATAACGACAATAAAGATAGAGTGCATTTAATAGTAGATTGGAATAATGATTAATTACAACAAACCAACAGCAATGATGTTAGGTAGATGGCAACCTTGGCATAAAGGTCATCAAGAGTTATTTAAAAAAGCATTAGAAAGGACAGGTCAAGTAATCATTATGATTAGAGATATGCCTACTTCTAAAGATAATCCTTTTGATGTTGAACAAGTTAAAAAGAATATTAATGAAGCATTGATAGATTATATTGATCAATATGAAATCATAGTTGTACCTAATATAACTAATATTTGTTATGGTAGAGGTGTTGGTTATAAAATAGAAGAAATAGAACTTCCAAAAGAAATACAGGAAATATCAGCAACTAAAATAAGACAAAAAATGAATGTCTAAAATATTAAAAAATTTTAGTACATATTTAACTGCTATAGAATACCCAAAAGAAAAAACATCTTGGAATATTGCAGGTATCATAAAAGGTCAAAATGCTTTTTATAAATTTGATGTTAGAGATATGTTTGCGCTTCCTGATGGCACCCCTGCTCAAAAAGGTAGATTAGATTCTAAAGCAGATAAAATGGTTTTAGAAATGGAAGATAAATGGGTTATATTAGATTTAGAAGAACTTCATCAATACATAAAGAAAAATAAACTAAAGAAAGTCTATGTAAATGATTTGATATCTAAGCTAGAATGGACGATATTTATACCTAAAAAATCATAGTGTATAATGTTCGCATGCCTTTAACAAAAGTAAACTTTGCACCAGGATTTAATAAACAAGCATCAGACTCAGGAGCCGAAAACCAATGGGTAGATGGTGACTATGTTAGATTTAGATATGGTATGCCTGAAAAAATAGGTGGCTGGCAAGAAATACTTAACGAACAATTAGTTGGAGCAGTAAGAGCTTCACATAGCTGGGCAGATTTAGACGGGAGGAAATATGTTGCACTCGGTACTAATAAGATTTTATATATATATAACGGTGATGATTATTATGATATTACTCCATTTGATACATCTTTAGCTCAAACAGGATGCGATATTACCACGACTAACGGATCACGAACCGTAGAAATTACTTGCCCATCTGCTCACAATCTTGAACCAGGTGATTTATTAACATTTGAAAATGCAGGATCTTTTACTGCGGGGCAAACAGATTATGTTGCTGCAGACTTTGACGATGTTTTATTTGAAGTACAACTTGCACCAACAACTACAACTTTTACAATTTTAATGCCTACAGCTGAAACAGGCACAGGTGCCACTAATGATGGAACATTAGATTCTAAACCTTATTACAAAGTAGGTCCTTTATTGCAAGCTTATGGTTATGGTTGGGGTACAGGTTTATATGGTTCTTCAACTTGGGGTACACCACGAACAACATCAAATGCAATTCTTGATCCCGGTAGTTGGTCTTTAGATAACTATGGTGAACTATTAATTGCAACAATTAAAAATGGTGCAACTTTTTCTTGGGATCCAAATGCAGGTGCAGGTATAAATACAAGAGCTGCAATTATTTCTGGAGCACCAACAAAATCTGTAATGAGTATGGTATCAGATAGAGATAGACATTTAATTATTTTAGGAACTGAAACAACAATTGGTTCACCTACTACACAAGATAAAATGTTTATAAGATTCTCGGATCAAGAAACTTTAACTGACTATACAGCTACATCAACAAATACAGCAGGTTCTTTTAGAATTGATAGCGGAACTAAAATTGTAGGTGCAGCTAAAGCGAAAGATTATATATTAATTTTAACTGATACTTCTGCATACCTAATGCAGTTCGTAGGACCTCCTTTTACATTTAGTATTAGACAAGTAGGATCTAACTGTGGTTGTGTAGGCCAACATTCAATTGTGTATGCAAACGGTGCTGTTTATTGGATTGGTGACTCAGGTGGATTTTTTATGTTTGATGGTACTGTTAAAAGTATTCCTTCTTTAGTTGAAGATTATGTATTCTTAACAGACGATGGTGCACCAGGTTTTAATTTTGCTAACGGATCAGAATTAACTTATGGAGCTCATAATAGTTTATATTCTGAAATCTATTGGTTTTATGCAAGTTCAACTTCTAACTATGTTAATAAACTAGTTACATATAATTATGCGGAGCAGACTTGGACAACTAGTTCTTTAGCAAGAACTTCGTACATTGATTCACACGTATTTGATGATCCAATGGCTACTCAATTTAATCCTAATACAGCTCCGACTACGCCAACAATTCAAGGTGTATCAAATGGAATGTCTAGAGTATTTAATCACGAAATAGGAACAAATGAAGTATTAGCAAATGGAACTATAAATCCAATTCCAGCTTATATTACATCAGGAGATTTTGATTTAGATGCAGATGGAGATGGACAATACTTTATTAAAGTAAGAAGATTTATACCTGACTTTAAATATTTAAATGGTAATGCAAAGATAACAATCTTGTTAAGAAGATACCCTGCTGATAATCAAACAAGTTCTACATTAGGGCCGTTTACTATTAATTCATCAACAGATAAAATAGATACTAGAGCTAGAAGTAGATTAGCAGCTTTAAAAGTAGAGAATGATGCTATTAATGAAAGTTGGAGATTTGGTCAGTTTAGATTTGATATACAACCTGACGGGAGAAGATAATGGCTAAAGTAAATGTATTCTTACCTGAACCACCGCAGGAATTTACTCCTGATGCTTTTAGACAAATTAACTTAGCTTTAGAAAGTTTACAAAATCAATTAAATACAAATTATCAAAAAGAAAAAACAGAACAGTCTGAAAGATTTTCTTGGTTTAATGGGAGAAATTAATGTCTGCGTGTAACAATGTAAATACAGAGCCTACAGTAATAGGTGGTGGAAATGGATCAAATGCTTATGATGCATTTGGAAGATTAAGAGTTTCTAATCCATTTACTATTTTTGATAGTACAAATGTAATGTCAAAAAATAATCTTTTTGATGAATCTTTAACTGGATCAGGAACAGTTTCATATACCGCAAATAAATCTACAGTTAATTTAAATGTAACTACAGCTAGTGGCGATAAAGTCATAAGACAATCAAAAAGAGTTATGTCTTATCAACCAGGTAAGTCATTATTTATATTTAATACATTTGTAATGAATGCACAAGAATCTGGATTAGAACAACGTGTTGGAACTTTTGATGCAAACAATGGAATCTTTTTTGAAGACACTGGAACAGGTTATCAAATTGTAAGAAGAAGTTATACATCAGGTTCAAGTGTTGATGATCCAATTGCACAGTCAGCTTGGAATGGTGATAAATTAGATGGTACAGGAGCTTCTG